CTGTCAGCCAGTGGTACTCGATCATGTCTTCGCTCACGATGTAGCACGGCAGGACTGCGGTTCCACTTCCAGGTGTACCCGTATAGCCAAGGCTCCATTCCGGAATGAGTGGAAGATCGCCAGCCTGCGTCGACAACGCTTTCACGCGCAGCCCGCCCGCGACTTCAGTCGTCGAGAGCACCGTGTTGAACGTCGACTTCATCTCTCGATCAATCAGATCGAGCAGCACGGGGTTGGCATAAATCGCGGTCGGCCGAACCTCATACGACGAATTCGCCACCATCTGCGCCACAACCTGCTTCAGCTCATCCACAATGCTGTCGCCAACATGGATCGTGTAGGTGTTTCCACCGCCCACGATCTGTCCGATAGCTCCGAAATACTGCGCTGTCGTCGGTGCGCTCAGAGAAGTATCGTTACCGTTCCACAATGCAACGTCGTGTGTTCTCATCAGCCCTTCGACTGCATCCGCCAAGTCTTTCGCCTGCAGATACGCGAACTGGCTCTGCTGTGCGCCAACTTCCAGATCGAACAGGTTGTACTTGATCTGGGAAACAAGAGCCTTCAACGGAACGCTTCGTTCCACCCTGGTCGGTGTTTTCTCTACCGCGCTGATGGAGCGCGGATCAACGAACCCTTCCGCGGCAGTTGGTGCAGCGATACCGGTCTGCTCGAAGAATCGTGACGGATGTCCAGTCGCTGGAACTTGTTTGATTCGCTGTCCGAATACTCCACGACGGCGCACGATATCCGTGATCTCTGATTGATAACGATTTACTTCCACCGCTCCGGGCCCCATGAAATCGGCAGCCGCGTGCAGGTCCAGAAATTGTGCTTTCATGATTTCTCCTGAATTTGAATTTGTGAAACTTGTCATTTCGAAAACTCGGGTCTCTTCGCCGAAGCAGTGCTATGGCAAAGAAAAAGGGCACGAACTTGCCGTGCCCTTCGCTCCTCCAATTTCGGATTCCTTATTCGATAATCCCAGCTCGCGCCATCTCCGCCTTCACCGCAATTCGCTGTTCGACACTTAGTGCTTGTAACGATCTTTCGATCGCCCCGGCATCCACGCGCTCACCAGCTTCAAGATCATGCTTGCCAAGGACCGCCGATACCATTGCAGGCAGAGTTTTTCTGGCTGCTCGGCTCGCTTGCGCTTTCAATTCCGCATTCGTCCGTTCCAGTTCCTTCACTCGGTCCGGAAGCGAAACCGTAGAGGGTACGTTTTCCTCTGCTTGCTCATCTTCCAGCTCGTCACTTTCCTCTATGGCGGCGACGATGCGGTCTACTTTCAAGTTCAGTGATTGATATTGCGCATCTAGCCGTTCGAGCAGACGGTCGAATGTTTCTGCCGCGTTTGCCATTCGGTCGGCCGCGGCGCTCAATTGTTGGGTGATCATTTCATCCATAGCTTCTCCTCTCTTTTTTGTGACCACTGTTAGAGGCGGCCTTCGCACTCCGTATTGCCTTGTTGTTCCTCAAGTTCGATCCATGTCTTCCGGTAAGCCGCTTTCTGGCGACGCAGAATCGCCGCTCCCGTGAACGTTGCCGAGGTCAGGACCCAGACGGGTTCCTGTCGATTCAGAATTCCGACCGAAGTTACTTCGTACGACATCCCCAATTCTTGCGATGATGAACTTCTCTCTCGCGCGTTTCTGCCCGGCCGCTTACCGCTTCGAGCCACTTCTTCGACAATCTCGGGAAAATCTTTCGCGAACAGATATCCACCAACCTCCAGTCCATTACCGACAACTTCCGCACTCGTGATAACGCCAACTTTTCGCCGCACATCATGGCGGTCCCAAGTTGGAGCGTAATCAAGCGCCATGCCCAACAGTGACGGGATCGCTTGTTCAGCAAGCTTTCGCGGCAGCAGCACACGGTGCCCTCTCGCCCCGTTCGGTGCGCGGTCTGACGGCACGTCCACCAGCGTTAGCAGTCCATGAAACCCAATTCGGTTCGGATGCCCTTCCACTTCAGGCATCGCAATTGCCATCGTCTCCAGTTCCAGATTCATCGAGTTCTTCCCCTAGGCTGCCCACTCTTATCAAGACGAATTACCAATCTCGACCAAACAATTCACTGTTTCACTAGTTACTCATCACTGCCCACCGGCCGCTGCCCACTCAGCTCTGAATCTCTACCAATCCCCGCGCCCTCCTCACTTCGTTAACTGTCATAACGCCGCTCCGGATCAGGATTTCATCGAGCTGTGCCTGTTCCATCTCATTGCGCGCGTCCACATCTGTGAAGACGAACTCAAGATCGTGCCACCCAAGCTTCTTCGCAATCACATCCCGTGTCATATGTTCAGCAAATAAGCGCGCAGTCGGAACGATCGCCTGGCGAAAAGCGACATCATTCATTTCCGCTGCCGTGGATCGGTTCACGTCCCTCTCTACCCCTAGAAATTGGGCCGGCAAGTCGAATGCATCTGCGATGACTCGCAGCAGAAACTCCTGCCACTCAATTCGCAAATCCGCATCCGTGCCTCCACCAAAACGCAGCACCTCTGGTTTACTTTCGACAGACAAGATTGGAACTCTGCCTGTTCCTTCGATTTCGTCCTGCCACCATCGAATCAATCGTTCGTGATGCGCGGGGCTCAGGTCTTGCAGCCAGAGTGCATATTGCACGACGGAATTTGAGGCCAGTCTCGATGCATAACGATGGGCACTCAGAAACGAATTGATCGTCTCAAACGCAACCTCTAGTCGCCCCAGTCCAAACGGCGTATGCGTCCTGGCATTTAAGCGGATGTAACTCAACTCGTTGTCATCCAGCGCGATCTCCCCGCCAACACCAAACTGCCCCGTCGTTTGCACATATCGCGGAGCATCGGGACTTCCGTCCCAATCTGTTTTCATGCGGATCGTCGCTCCATCCACGGGCCACAACAGCACTGGCCCTGGAGCACCGTCTCCCGCATTCCAGCCCTCCAGTGTTTGAATCTCAATCGCACCAAATCCACCAACGATCACATCTTCGAGTACCTGTTCTGCCAGCGACCGGAACGAATCGTCTGGATTCGGAGCTTCAAACATCGCGGTCAGTGTCTGCGCTCTCAATTCCCCATCCGGAATTTGTTCCAGCGCTCGCCCGCGCCTTGGCTGCACTCTCCAGCGCATTCCCGCAATGCGATCCTTGATGGTATTGATTGCCCGTCGAGCCACCGGAGTTTCTGCAAACCTCCGCAGATTCGCCGGAGTCGGTTTGGGCAACAGAACTTGCGAATGAGCAGCGCCAGTTCGAGAGAACCCGAATGTATTCAGAAGCGTCGGCATTGCTGCAGTACGCCGTCCGGTGCTCGTTTCTCGAGAAGCCCAGAGCCCGGTTGCCCGTGCCACGGCTTCCCCTACTGACACTCCCGCGATCCGACGCATCGCGCCGCGCAACTTTTCTCTAATGTTCATCAGTTTTCCGTCCGAGACCGGTCTGTGCCGGTGAAGTTCACTTCGAATAGAAAAAGGCACGCCATTGCGCGTGCCTCCTAATTTCGGCTTGAGTACAAAATGTTTGTGCTAACTGCTAGTGCTAATTGCTATTCGCTATCCAATCGCTAAACTCGCCAGCGCTACATCTTCGCGTGGCGCCTCTCCCGCAATTCTTCTCCGTACTTCCAACGCGATTGCCATCGCCATGACGCAATCATCATGGGCCCCGGCCGCCGCAGCAGAGTTGCCGTCTGGATACCGCACAAACGTCCGCAACTCCTGTAACAGACGCGGACTGCGGAAAACCCGTGGCTCGCTCGCCAGCACCGCTGCCAGGTTCGCCAGCATCGCCGGTCGCGTCGACGAGGAAGTTAGCCAACCATCCTTCCATTCCTGCTGATAGACGCTTACATGGCCCATCATTCTCAGATGCGCCAATACCGCGTGCCCGTGATTGTTTCGCTCCACAGCAACTAAAGCGCCGTTGTATCGCTTCGATAATTCCGCCAATCGCTGCGCGAGTTCCTGTGGGCTGAAATGTCCCCAGAGTTCAGCGCACTGCATCGCTGTTTGCCGTTCAATTACTTCCGCACACGCATAATCTCCATCGGATCCGCCGCCCGCCGGATCCACTCCGATGATGTATTCCCGCGCTACTTGCGAAGGCAGCCAGATCAGCAATCGCCGGTTGTCCTTGATCTCCATCGGATCCGTAAGATTCGTCTGTGCAATGTCTACAGCGTCTTGATCGAATACGCACTCTCCCGACAAACGGAAGCAACTCACCGGATCTTCCGCGTACTCCTGCACACTCAGCCCTCTCAATGTGCTGAATGCCTCCCTTCTCCACGCGATCTGCGCGTCCGTTAACCCGTGTTTCAGGATCAACTCTTCTTCTTCTACCGTGAATGGACGTACTGGAACTTCTACCTTGGAAGCGTAGCTGCTGTCATACCACCACGGGAAAAAGTGTCTGCTATGACCCGTCGCTTCGGCCTCCTGCCATTCCTGATAAAAAG